GTATCAAGCCTTTAAGGACTTATCTTCATGGGGGGCAGATAGCGTTCGCTGTAATGTCGGAGGAGGCTCAGCTTGCACCACACGCATCCAAACAGGTCATGGTGTTCCGGGGTTGCAAACTATTATGGACTGTGCTAGGATTGATGGTTTTAGAATCACAGGTACGAAGAGAACAAAGATAATTGCCGATGGTGGCATTAGAAACTCCGGAGACATTGTAAAAGCTTTATCCGCTGGAGCCGACTTGGTTATGCTTGGCTCGCTTTTGGCTGGAACTGACGAGGCACCGGGTCATATAGTGGAATCAAACACGGGAGAGTTCAAGGAATACAGAGGAATGGCTAGTAAGAAGGCGCAGTTTGAATGGAGAGGAAGGACTTCATCTTTGGAAGGTGTTTCCACTTTCATTCCATATAAGGGAAGTGTTTTGCCTATCCTTGAGGATTTGGCACAAGGGATCAAGAGTGGTCTTTCTTACTCTGGGTGTCGCAACATTACAGAGCTTCAGGAGTCTGCGTTAATGATTCGGCAAACACCTAATGGGTTTCAGGAAAGCGGAGCGCATATTTTAAAATGAGTGACGAACAAGAATACAAAAAAATAATATTTTATATCCAACCAGAAAAACATGCTAGGTTTCTTTTGTTTTTAAAGTATCATGATTTTAAAAATCAAGGAGATTTTTTCAGAGCTATCGTTCAGTCTAGCTTAGACGATGATGACAAGATGTTTGATCTTCTTTTAAAATTAAAGGAAAAGAATGTTTCGAGAAGGAGGGTGAAAATATCTCAAAAAGAGTTTCAAAATATGAAACAAAACAGACACGATTTTAACCTGTCACAGGAGGAAGTTGATGATATTTTTTCTCTTATAGAAGAAGAGAGAGGTGAGCTGTGAGAGAGTGTGCGTTAGAATGTTTTAAAAAAAAGAAAAAGTGTGATCAGATTCATTGCAGATATTGGATAAATTATGGCGAAGAGTATAATTGCGCTCTACTTAGTATAGAGTTAAATGGTAGTATGACTTTGCAACAAACCGGCGAAAGATTAGGCATCTCGGCTGTGCGAGTGAAGCAAATACAAGATAAAACATTAAAAAAGATAAAATTTCTCTCAGTTTTTGATGTTTTGCATTAACAATACTATTTAATAAAAGAGATAAGTTTATTATAAAAACGGGAGTTAGATAATATGTCTGATAAAAAACTGTTAAACGAAACCACTATTCGAAGATTTATGAAGCTAGCTGCGATTGAACCTCTTGCAGAAGAGTTTCTTCCGGAAGCTGACGAAGAGATCGTGGAAGAAGAAGAGCTTGAAGCGGAAGAAGAGGTGGAAGACATTGCCCCTGAAGAAGTTGAGGACGATGTTGAGGTAAGCCAAGAAACGGAAATTGAAGAAGTTCCCGAAGGCGAAAGTGTTTCTTTGGACGATCTTAAGAAAGGTCTTCAGGCTTTGGTTGATGCAGTTCCCGGCTTGGAGCTTGAAGTTGAAGGCGAAGAAGAGGTTGAGTTGGATGTCGAGACTGAAGAAGAGTTCGAACTTCCCGCAGAAGAAGGGGAAGGGCTTGAAGCAGAAGAAGAGATAGAAGTGGAAGAGCCCGGCGCCCGTGATTATCCTATGGAAGAAGAATACGGTGGCGGAAAAGATGAATATAAGCGTCGAGAAGGTCATCGAAGTGGTGAGGGCCCCGAAGGGCATTACAAAGATTACGAAGGTAAGTATGGGGGTGGCAAAGACGAAGAGTCAGAAGAAGATCCCGGTGAAGAAGATTATACATGGCGGAAGGGTGGAAAATCTAAAACTCATCCCGGTCACAATCTTGAAGAAGATATTGCAAATCGTCTCGCTGAAAGAGTTTTTAAAAGGCTGACCTTGAGCGAACAAAAGAAAAAAACCAGAACCAAGAGCGTGAACGTAGATGCCTTGGCTGAAAGAATTATGAAAAGGATGATTAAGAAAGCAAAGTAAGAAAGTATAATTTTTACAATTTGTGTGTTTAAGAAGACCCGCTACTAAAACTAGCGGGTTTTGTTTTATGTGGCTACTAATTACATTGAAAGAGGTGTTTTATGAAATGTTTTGCCGAAGAGACAAAAGAAGAAGAACAAACTGAAAAAGATGAGGGGCTGTTTAACTTCCTTATCAACACAGCAGAAAAGGAAGAAAAGGATAAAACAAGGTTAATTGGGATTTATGACGATGTGGTGGAAGAGAGCGCATCTAACATTGTGTATTCCCTGTTGCTCCTTCATGACAGTGGTCACCACCTAGTCCCAAAGGAAGGCACGGAAGGGAAGGAAGAACTTGAAGAGGCAGATTTTGAAGATGCGTGGAAGCCCATCAAGATGATTGTTTCCACACAGGGGGGCTCTGCTCATGAAATGTTCTCCATCTATGATACAATGACATGGGTGAGAAAAGACTGCGAGATTGAAACAATCGGTCTGGGAAAGGTGATGTCAGCCGGGGTTCTGATCCTCGCTTCGGGAACCAAGGGGAAGCGAAAGATTGGGAAGAACTGCCGAGTAATGATTCATCCCGTGGCTGGTGGTGCAGTGGGAGATCTTCAAGACATTGAAAACGACATTCAGGAGATTAAGTGGTTGCAGAAACAATATATTAAGTGTTTGGCAGACGAAACGAACTTAACGGCAAAGAAAATCCGTGCTATAATCAAGAGAAAAATTAACTGCTATTTTAGTGCCGAGGAAGCAGTCGAACTGGGAATTGCTGACGAAATAATTTAAGAGGGATTTGGAATGGAATTGGATTCTAAAAAGTTTTTGGAAATTATCCGGGAAGAGTTGGAGAGCTATTTGCTCCTTAGCGAAGCAAAGAAGCCATGGAATCCTAAAACAATGGGTGGCAGGTGTGCAGAGGACGATGTTGGGAAACACCCGGTATGCGGTAGTCCGACCCGTGGTAATCAGTTCGAAGCTGTGATTGTGGCTAGGATTCTCGGACTTGACGCACGGACGAAGAAAGATGATGACATAGAAGAAGCAAACAAGAATACTCACTGTGGAACGCTATACTATAATTGCAAACACAAGGGTAAAAAACTGGTTGATTTAGCTGACGAAGCTATTGCTAAGATGACAGCCGCTTTGGGGACGATGAAGAGCGCCAGTGTGAATACGGGTGGCGAGGGGTTAAGCGGCGATCCCAAAACGGATATTTTTGCCTTTGATGATGCTGGTAAACAATACCAGATTTCTGTCAAGTTGCCGGGTGGTATTCAGTTAGCTAGTCCTGAAGGAAGGAGGACGGCAAACGATATTAAAAATGCTTTCAACCTATACAAAGCCGAGCTTGGAAAACAGTGGAAATCCCACCTCAAAAAAAAGAACATAAGCAAAGAGCCTATTGCTAAAGGAATTAAGAAAGAGTTAGAGGAGAGGCTCCAAGACGAGCAAAAACAACTCGACACGCTTGTGGACAAAATCATGAAACTCGGCTATATCGAGGTTGGAGACAGCGAGAAGGAAAAGAAACTGGTAGGAAAAAAGTGGGTCAATGATTTGAAAACCTTAACAGAATTAAAGACAAGGGTTATAAATGAGGAGTTGGCTGTGCGAGATATCGCCGTCATTGAAGCTGAAAAAAATATCGCACTGGAGATGAACAAGTTTCTACAAGGAAGTACACGCCTCCTTTATAAGTTTCTCGACGAGGCACTTACTGGAAAACAGGCGTTTGCTGAGAAGGGACAGGAAAAACATATCGCACAATATATGCTTTCACCGGATGAGTTCTATAAAATGGGAGATTTTAGGAACAAGGTGTATGGAGAAAAGCTTAAGATTTTAGCCGGAAAGCTTAAATTTGGAGTAAGAGCAAGAGGACGCAGGAATAAAATGATCGGACGATATAGGACGACATCTTATCGTGTTGATATAATGGAGAAAATACAAAAAGAGGTAACAGAAACATTCAGTCCCTATGAAGAGGCGTTGTTAACAGCCATTGAAACACTCCAGCAAGATGATAAGATTTCCGAGGGCATGACCGATTGGCTCCGGCAAGCTTGGGAGAAAGTTAGGGAGGTATTTAGAGGGTTCAAAGAAAAGATTGCAGGTTTCTTTGGAAAATTAGAGAAAGATAGTTCAGACTTGATGGCTGATGAGATTGTAGATATGTATGAAAATCCTTTTGACGATATGGAAATTGAACTTGATGAAACGTCAGAGACTAAAGAACAGGAGGGCTAATGCCTTATCAATACGATTCAAAAAAATCACTTCAACAAAAAATTGAATCCGGTGTGGATGTTTTAGCAGATTATGTTGCATCAACACTCGGACCCAGAGGAAGGAATGTTATCCTTCAACAAAAAGATAAACGACCAATCATTACAAAAGACGGCGTAACCGTTGCCAAGTTTATAAATCTTGAAGATTCATTTGAAAACCTTGGCGCACAAATTATAAAACAAGCTTCAGAAAGAACTGCAAGTGACGCTGGGGACGGAACAACCACCACGACCGTGTTGGCTCGTGCAATTTATAAAAATGCACAGAAATACATTCAAGCGGGTATATCCCCCGTGGAACTCAAGCGAGGGATGGACAAAGCTTGTGAAAAGATTGTGGAGAATCTCAACTACGCATCTATCCCAGTTTCATCTCTGGAAGATATTGAGAGAGTAGCGACCATCTCAGCTAACGGAGACAAGCACATCGGAAAGCTGATTGCCGAAGCAGTGGATCAAGCTGGGAGGGATGGAGCCATTACCATCGAGGAGGGCAACAGCTTAGAAACCTCTCTGGATGTTGTAGAGGGCTTTCAGATCGATGCGGGATACTGTGCCTCTGCTTTCATCACAGACGAACGCAGGGGGGCTGTCAAATACGACAATGCCTTTGTCTTTGTGACAGATTATAAGTTGGAAAATGTAGATGATATGCTTCCGGTGTTGGAGACTGTGGCACGGGATGGCAGACCCCTTGTCATCGTGGCTGATTCAGTCGAAGGGCAAGCACTCGCCGCTCTCATCATGAACACGGTCAGAGGCTCAATGAGAATTTTAGCAGTGAAGGCTCCTCGCTATGGGCAAGAGCGCAGAAAGATTCTTCATGACTTAGCCATTGCGACAGGTGCAACTTTTCTCACTAGGGAGTCGGGCGTATCCCCCAAAGATGTAAAACTAGAACATTTGGGCAATATCAAATCAGTTGACTGTATCAAAAATGCTACAACCTTCATGGGTGGCGTAGGGGATGCTGACGAGATTGATAAAAGAATTGATTCTCTCAACGAGGAAATTAAACAAACCGATGACATTCATGAGTGCGAAAGGATACAGGAAAGAATCACAAGACTCGCTTCTGGCGTGTCAATCATTCGTGTTGGAGGCTCAACAGAGATTGAAATGATTGAAAAGAAATATAGGATTGAAGATGCCTTGGAAGCCGTGCGATCCGCACAGCAAGAGGGCTTGGTTGCAGGAGGGGGCATGGCACTGATTCAAGCCTCCAAGGGCGTGAAGATCGACGCTGACAACGAGGAGCAGAAGATTGGACTCCAGATTGTTTTGGAATCCGTTTCTTCGCCCTTTAAGCAAATTGCCGAGAACTGCGGGCTTTCACCAGATGTTTGCTATGAAAGGGCAAAGAGAGCCAAAGATCAACAGGGCTATCATTTTATAAACCAGAAGGTTTCTAACTTTATCGAGGATGGTATTGTTGATCCTGTCAAGGTGGCACGATGTGCGCTCCAGAACGCTGTGTCTGCTGGCGGAACTTTAATTACATCAAATTATGCAGTTGTTGAAAAATAAACTATTTATTATAACACCAGCAACTGGAGGATTATATGAATGCCAGCCAAAACCACGACCGCTACGCAAAAAATAGAAACAATGAATATGGAGATCGACTTTGAGCTTCAAAAAATATCTATGGGCATCGACGACATGAAAGAAAAACAAGAAGAAATAGCAGAGGATGTTAAGCAGATCAAAGAAGCAGTCTATCATCCTGATCAGGGTATTTATCCTAGATTAAAAGAAATTGAAACGTGGAAAAAAAACATTCAAAAAGCAATGTGGATGATTGCCTCCACCACTATCGGGCTGGTTATCATCACCATTTGGAAACTTATTACAAAATAGAAAAGAGGAAACATGTTAGCAAAATTAACTGAGATTTATAATTTACCATTTGCCAATGCAAAAAAATATGGATTAAGAGAAATATTTATAAATCCCGCTACTGTGTGTATGATTCGAGAAGAGCCTGCCATGCAAAAATATTTAGCAGAAGGAAGGCTTCCCCGTGGATTAGATAAGAGAGTTGAGTTTAGCCGTGTTACAATCAGCGGAGGAACACACAGTTCGAGTTTGGTCGTGGTTGGTGCGCCCTATGCGATAGAGCAAACCCTGCAAGAATCCAAACAATTATTGAAAGGCTAAGCCGTATGTACAATGAAGTTCAGACTAGGCGAGTTGGTAATCTTTCGAGATCGTCCTTTCGTAATAAAAACGGGAGAGTTTAGTAACGCCTATCTAAACGGAAAGCTTCGAGGAAATGGTGTTGGGGTGATCGTCGAGATCAACCATCCCCTGTTTGATTCACGTCTTTATTATACTTATCGAGTTCACTACCAGAGTGGATATAGTACTTGGGAGACAGAAGAAAATCTTTTGTCGATAGAAAAATATTCACAAATAACGGGGAGTTATAAAAAAGATTAAAAAAAGTCCTTGACAAATGACTGGGAATGGTTATATTATATGGGCAGAGGAAAAACCCTCGCACAAACTACAACAGTCATAGGAGGACTTATTATGACTAGCCTTATTTTTAGAGACAGAAACCGAACCCCTTCAATCTGGAGTTCATTTTTCAATGATTTAGCCCCTGATTCGTTTTTTACTGATGTATTCAGAAATCCAACCCTGAGAGAGTTTTCACAAAACAGTCCGGTAAAAGTTCATATTGACAAGACGGATAGTGCGTATGATGTATCCATCGCCGCTCCCGGCATTAACAAAGATGAAGTAGAGGTGAGCATCAAAGACAGTGTGCTGAGTGTGTCGCACGAATATAAAAAGGAACAAGAGAATAATATCTTTTGCACTTCTTTTCAGAAGTCGTGGACGCTCCCAGAAGATGTAGACGTGGACAAGATTTCTGCGGAATATGTTAATGGAGTCTTCAATGTTACTATCCCACGAGTTGAACCAGTTGCCCCCACAGTTAAAAAAATCAAAATAAAATGACTATTTTTTCATTTTGTATAAAGAAGGGGGGCTTTGCTCCCCTTTTTTGTATACATGTCAACTATTTATTATAAAATGTTGGAGAACAAAAAATGAAAAGATTATTACTTGAAGATTTAGAACTTGAGATTTATACCTTACAGATGTTATTTTCCTATGATGATCGAACCGGGGTGGAAACGGGCAAGCTAGAGAATATTCTCCGAGCGGTTCCCAATATCACAGTCGTGTCATCTGAAGAAACTATTAAGAGAGGGGGCAAGCTCTATATTAGGATGAACTTGAAAATCAATTCTCTCTTCATTGGCAATCAGCGGGTGGAAAGCTATATCCAGAATACTCTGATTCCCTCGATCAAGAAAAACTCCCCTCGTGAATATCGTCCTAACATACTGGATTGGAAGGTGATTGCAGAAACTTCTTGACAAGCTGATCCGATCTGTGCTATAATATACACACAATGGGAGGAGTGCCTATGGATAAGCGAATAGTGGAATGGATTAAGAAGAAGGGCTATACTTTTGAACTGTCAGATAAAGATTTATATGATCCTGATGAACGAAAGATTTATGTGAAGAAGAGGCTTTCTAAACACCACAGGTTATACGCAAGCCTGCATGAATGTGGACATCTTCTTGTCCAGCAAAACATTTTCTCGTATGAAAAAAGATACAAAACTCAAGTGGATGGTGTGATGGATGGTCGCAAGCGTAGCTCATTACGTTACCGCATTGATTTCCTTAAAGAAGAATATGATGCGTGGGATCGTGGATTTAAGTTGGCGAAAAGATTGGGCATATCTCTAGACAAAGGCAAGTATTATACTTATGCTTCAAAGTGTCTGGGATCATATTGTCAATGGGTTGTGGACAAAGACTGGCGTAAGTGGGA